GGCTTCTCTCCAGACAAACGCTTTCTTGAAGTTACCCAAGTAAACATATTTGTCTGCGGTGGAAGCAGCAATACCGCTGGTTACCAACAGGTTTCTCGCATGAGCGGATGTGAGAAGACCATAGTTGTTATCCAATGGGTTAGGACTTTCCAACTGCTCAACATCACCAGAAGTGGCAAAAGGCCCATTTTTGGTAACCGTCTGAGGATTCAAGATCCTAGAAGCAGTATACTTTTGGAAAGGCATAACAAGCATTTGCATACCAGGGCCAAAGATATCGATTGGTTTACCAGTATTGGGGTCTTTCATCTGGTAGAACAATTGTTCTAGCGTATTAATGCTAGCAAAATTGCTCAACGCATAAGAAGTCACCTTGTTGATGAAACCAAAAGTCATGCCAGCTTGAGCGGTTGCTGAATAGGTATTCAGAGTAGCTTCTGCACCAGCAGCAGTACCGTATACATAGCTACCTGTGAGGCCAAGTACCGTGTTAAGAATTCTTTCTTCACGAACTAGACCGCAATAAGTACCTACAGATTCAGCAGATGCTAAAGCCTGTGAAGTCTTATCCGAATAAATCATTTCAGCGGTAATCGCACAAATTCGCCCCACCTTTTCGATGGCTGGAAGTCGTACATAGTTACCAGAGAACTGGGTTTGTGGATAAGGCATACCAGGTTGAACCACTTCTGGCGAAGGGCTGATATCAGACAACCAAGGAATGATCTCAGTAGAAAGGTTCTGACCAGCAGGGATGGTCGATACAAGTTGATCACCAATGAATGATGCTAACTTATACTTTTCTTGAACCGTAGTGATAAGGATCTGACCTGTGATGGCAGCAAAGTTAGAAGCATCAACTGCTTCGGTTGCTTCCATAAAGGTTCGATCTGGGCCATTGAAGCGATTAAGCTGTTCGGCCCAATCGTCACCCATGATGCCTTCTGCAAGGCCTCTAAGGGAAATTCTGCTTACAGCGATATCGCCTTTGGAAATGGATTCCGAAAAGAACGCCTTGGTTTTAGCCAAACCATTTTGTTGGCCGAATTCCTTCAGCTTTTTACCTAGACTCTTCATATCAATCTCCTTAAAAAGTTGTGGATTATCGGGCCACAGGGTTTTGACTAGACAACAATTGGAATTTTACAGTACCAGTACCAGCAAGGGCTTCAACAACTCGACCAATAGCCAAAGCAGCGGATGCAACTTTAACCAAAGATTGTGGCTGAAGAACGCTAGATACGGAAGTGGGGCCAACAAAATCCCCAACAAGAAGAGCGGAACCAGTATAATCACCAGCGTAGATACCAGAGCAATCAACCCGAATCTGGTTGGCTACCGAGTTACCGTACACAAGAGCTATATCTTCCCTCTTTAATTGACCTGACACACCTAGGAAAGCACTTGCAAACGCAGTTTGAGTGGTTGCCAAGTTGGTATCCCAAGGAAAATCAAGAGCGGAGATCGCACTACCGGAAGATAGTGCTACTAGATCGCCAACTTGAATCGCCTTGTTGGTGGCAACTGGAGCCACCACAGGATTAGTCGCATTGAAACTGTAAGTAATCGCCATTGATAGGACTCCTTAATGATGGCTTACTTGCCAAGGACATTTTCACGGAACTGTTGATAATTCGACTCGCCTTGGATTGCAGTCGAACTAACTGGCTTAACGCTAGCTCTGACAAGAGCAACCTTTTTCCTGTCTTCAATCGCTTCTGCCCACATCGTTTCACCGATAGCGGAAAGTTGCTTTACAAACACAGGGGTTGGCTCCAATTTATTCTCCTTAAGCAGGGAGAATATTTTTTCTTCATTGAGTTTTTCGGCTTTCCATTTGCGAAGGTCTTCAAGTTCTTTTAAAGATTCTTCAAGTTCATCTTCGGTTGGATCTTCTTCAGTATCACCAACTTTAGCTTGTGCTGGTGTACCAGAAGTTTTGCTCATTCCAGTTACATCTGTGGTTTCAGATGCCATATCTCCACCGAGGCCAGTAGCAGCAGCAATAAGGTCAAGAATCATCTTCCCCTTTGCCGAGCCTTCGCCTGGGCCAACGCAAATTTCCATAATCTTCTTGAGCATATCAGAAGACGGTTCTTGCGAATCCGGTGAAGCAGTTGGTTCTTGTGCGGGTGCAGCATCTGGAACCTCTTCCTTATACATTTCCTTCACAGGGTTTTCTTCAGACATCATTTTGTCATTTTTCATTGCAGTCTCCTTGGATTCAAAAATGGTGGTGGTAGTTGCAGGGTTTGCAACTAGATCCACCGATCTTACTCTGTCGATTCTTACTACTCTTTCTGTACCATCTTGATCTGGAATTGATTTTCCACTAACGAGATGGCTAAAGCCTACATCACCGAGGCCGTTATTTTCTGCGAACCACAAAAACGAATCAATACCATCAGCATGGGGGTTGTATCTGAAGTCAGCGTATAAACCTTCTGAGGTAAAGCGGACATTTTGAAGCCATCCTAGCCGATCAGAAAACAAAGGTGCTTCGGTTTTGTGGTCTTTATTTACTGGAGCGTTTTCGTAAAGCGGAACTGCATCACGAATCGCTTTTGGATCGTAGATTCTGCCATTCATTGAGCTAAATCCAAGGACTTTTACACCGTAAACAATGCACTTGTTTCGGTCAACTACACCTGGTTTATTTTCGATGACGGCATTCATAGTATGATATTACATCCAATCGTCTAGTGTTGTCAACAATTATCCTGTTACAGTCGATGTTTTTGGTGCTTTTGCAGCGGGAAGGTTTGGTGGTGGTTCAGTCGAGTCAAGTTTTTCTGCTGAAGAACTTGACACAGGTTGAACTGGTTCGGGTATCTTAACCACTACATCTCTGAACATAAGATCGATGATCTCAGGTGTGATCGCAGGGAAGGATGCTCTCGCAATTGCCTTGCCACTTTCCATTGGAATTTCACCAATAGTACATCGATGAATAATATCGACAAGATTAGCGATCTGGGCCCCATTGAGAGCGGAGTCTTGAACTTGTTCGCCACCACCAATGCCTTGAGTAGCACTTCCAGACTCAATCCTTGATGAGGGATTCATCGGATCAATTTCCGTTGCACCCTTCTTCTCGTCAACAATTGGTTTGATAAAGTTTGATGCTTCTGTATCGTTATCAAGGCCTAATTCGGAGCGAATCGTTTGAATCGACTTCACACCCATCGAATGGTACACATTGTTCATCTCAGCTTCCTTCTGATGCTCTCTTGATTGAAGAGAATATGCTTCAGAAGTGATCTTGATGTTCTTAAGAATCTCTTTTGGAATGATTCCGTGTTCGGATGCGAGGTGGATCTGTGACCAAGCTAAAGACTTGTTTGGCTCGAATCGACATTCGGCCAAGGATCTTCCAACAATCCCTTGCCATCGCTCAAAGGTTCTTCGTGCTGGAGCTTCTGCAATGAGTGCTGAACTGTAGTTGTTGTTGCTAGCATCACCTGACATGAGGGTTTCGCTGATCCCAAATCGTGTTGCAAGTGATCGCAAGTTGGCTTGCAAAACTTGGATAAGTCCAGCAGCGTCAACATTTGCCCCAGGGAACTCGTAGTCGATGTTCGCTGGTGCTGTGATGATTGATCCATAGCCGAATCTCTCTAGCCCAATGTTTTCGGTTGCACCCATATTATTGCTGCCACCGAGCGTAGCATCAATCTGTGAGTCAACAAGGGATGCCATTGAATCAGGGGCAACATTGTTTACCTTCCTGATCATCGCAACCTTTGCCCTGGCTTTCGCCATCGTGACTGTAGAAGCTAAAATATCCTCGCAATTGGTCAAATTCTGGAACACAGGGTAGAATGTAGTCAATCCACGCTTTGCGTTAGAATTAGTGCCAATCTTGATGTGTATGATCTCATCCGCAGGGATGAATGTAGGTTCTCTAGATACACTAGGCTTTAGAATGACTTGATAACCTAAAACGGAGTTAATATCGTCTTCTTCGCAAATGATACCAAATGAGTCTTTTGGCGAACCAATGTCCGTTGCGTAACCTCTGACCAATTCTGGCTCGATAAAGCGAATTACGAGCATTCCATTGGCTTGTGGGAACTTTCTAATGAATACCTCTCCATCAACATGGAGTCTGTACACAATTTCATTCTCAACATCCACCATACTGTTGTATTCACGAAAAATGTCTAGTGATGCCTGACATCTCTTCAATAGATCCTCTGGAACTGGGTTCTTTAGATCGATTGAAGCAACCCGCCATTTAAATCCCGAAGACCCAACAACAAATGATTGAAAGCATTGAACTAACCCATGAGCAAACTCATTGGTAGCAAATACGAATCTAGCTCTATCTCTAATGCTTTTAAGCTGCCACCATGACAGATAGATCGGAAGCTGCTCACCTGACAGGTAATTGTCTCTAACCGCTAATTGAGCGGGATTGACCCAACCACCCATCCCCGCATTAGGAAATTGAAACGCACCATATTCGCTTGGATCGTTCCAGAACGGCCCCCATCCAGTTTGGTAACTTCCAGTATCATACGAAATAGACTCCGTAATCGACTTTTTCGACCTTGGAGTTCTAGGGGTTGATTTCGGTGCTGGTTTTTTCTTTGCCATTTTTTGGTGACCTGATAACTATTTGTTTACGGCCACAAATCCACTTAGTGTTCCAGATACATTTCCAGATACTGTAAGTTTTATTCCGGCAGCACTTATCAAAAGACCGCCACCTTGTACTGCACTAGTAAGCGTTTCATATTGCGGAATATGAATTTTTCCTGACATTGCAGTTGTTCCATCAGCCTCGAAAAACTGAATAGTGCAATCACAATCCGGTTGCAATACAAATGCGTGAACATGAGATTGACCAGTTGCAGAAAGGGTGACTGTTCCTGGAATAGTTTGCGAAATTGGTATAGAACTGTCTGCTGGCATATAAACCTCCGGTTAAGATGTACACATTGTATTGGTTTACTTGGATAATGCAAGAGAAAATCATTTTGACGATTTGGGAAAAATAGAAAAATTTTTTGGATGCACTTCTGAATTTGACAAAATGAAACTTGACGGTTCCGAAAAAAAGTCTCTGAGTTTAGGGTGGGGTGGGGGGCTTCTTGGCCAAACTGAAAAATTAATAGGATAAACAAGTTTAAGATATAAATATATTATTATCATTCTATCATATTAGTATACATTAGGATTCTTGAATACAATAATAAAATTAGAATCCTGATTCTATTATAGAAGTAGTACAGAATGTACTAAATTGTATATGAATATATTATTATATAATAATATATATATAAATATATATATATATATTGATATATTGATATATATCTATCCGTAAGCATACAATACCCTCTTCTATCTACCATGCTAATCAGCACGCCTGGAATAGTACAAAATACTAATAGCATTGTTTGCGATACCATAGAATGTAAGTAATTAATAAATACAAATAGCTAAAATGAACTAAAATAATAATTATTTTAAAAAGAATTTTATCGTCACAAAGCTATATATTACAATATGTTACGTAATTCAATCAAGCTAAAATAATTATCATTTTGTAATATTGCTATTGTGATTTATACTAATTGCCGATATAAAAATAGTGTAAGGTTAATCAATGTGATTAATCAAACAATATTACAGAATTGCAAGGAGTTTAAAAGATGTTTAATTTGAATAATGAAACAATGTTAACAGTAGGAATTATAAACTTTACAATCGTAGTTTTTTTACTATCAATCCTAGGCAATTAATCGAGCTGGAGACATAAAATGAAGAAGTATAAAAATAAAATGGTAGGCAATTACATGGTATTAGAATGCATTGGGCATACCCAAGTATATGACATTAAAACTGATAAACTAGTATTCATTGTTGATGATGTTAAAGGCCATTTTTTATCAGCAATCAAACGTGCTAAGTTGCATCAAGTATTAGGTAAAATGATAGAAGTGAATGATAATCAAGGGATTATCAGCAATAACTAGTATTGTTTACAAGTTGCGTTTTTTTTCACACAATATTTTTATAAGGGGTTTTGTAATGGTTATTAATGCAAAGAAAACAGTTAAAAAGTCTAATAAACCTAGCGGATACATTGTCTACCAAAATAAAGTTATAGTGGTAATAATGATCATTAGGTCAAGCAATAAAAAGACCGGCAACATGGTTCAAACTTACATTATTCGTAAGGATGTTAATCCATTGGAAGCCTTAAAGAATGGCAAAGATTCTGCAATATGTGGTGATTGTATTCATCGTGGAAGATTTATTAAGAATGAAAAAACTGGTAAAATTGAATGGAAACGCACTTGTTATGTGAATGTTGGTCAAGGGGTTTTGCAAGTTTATAAAAGTTACATTAAAGGAAATTATCCCAAATACAATCCACATAAACATGATGTTAGGTTGTTAGATAAGAATGGTAATAAAAGAATGATCCGTCTTGGCACATATGGAGATCCGGCTTTTGTTCCGCTTCGAGTATGGGAATATTTCTTACCTAAATTCGATGGAAAAACAGGATATACTCATCAATGGAATAAACCTTGGATCGATCCAAACTTTAAAAATATTGTCATGGCGTCATGCGATAGCAAAACCAATGTAAATGATTCTAATGCAATTGGATATCGATCTTTTATAGTTGTTCCACATGATGAAAAAATAGCCAAAATAAATGATATGAATGCCATTAACTGCTTAAGTGATTCTATTGGCCGTAAATGCGAAGACTGTGGCTTATGTAATGGTAACGAAAAGAATAAAGGCAAAAATGTATATATCAACGCACATGGTGCGAGTAAGCGGTTTGTTCTTTCATTAGTTTAAAATTGTTTCCAGTTCGTTTCTTTACTTGTTTTTTCCCTGTTTTTTAACCTTATTTGGAGTCTTAAACCAATGTTTATTTACAAAGTTCAAGAAAATAACCTAGGTATTATTGTTTGCAAGGTAGATACCAATGAAAATATAGAATATAGATATTTTCAAGGTTTATTATCGTACCCAATATATGACAAGTTAAAAACATTAAAAACATACGATAGCATACAAGATTATTTAAAAACATTGTTTGAATGATTAATTAAACCCTTAAACCTTATTGCCTTGCTATCTAGTCAGATAGTCAAGGCTTAAGGCAATAGGCAAGGTATTTTGCCTTGCTTAGAATCTGTATAACTTATGTGGAGTCTCGAGCATGGATACTATGACGCATGAAATAAAAGCTAATCAAGTTATCGAACTTGAATACTTTAACCCCGAACTTGATGGATTAAATAACATAAGCATTAAAGTAACTAATGATATGGTAACGATAATAGCTTACGATGATGAGTCAAACGAAATTCTAATTAAAGCTATGCCATTTTATCAGCTATTAGAATCAGCTACTGATATATTCAACGCTAAAAAAACAGTATTTAAAAAGCTATTTAATCGAGATTAAATTGCGTCCAGTTCGTTTCATTACCTATTTTTTTGAGGGTTTATACGATGATGGGAATTAACATCAATTGCAAGCATCAAGACTTTATCGCTCAAATACTGAGCGGGGAAAAAATAGTTGAAACAAGAAACACACCTAGTTTAAACCCTTACATAGGGCAAAGAATCGGGTTAATTCGTACTGGCCAAGGTAAAGCTACTCTTGAAGGCTTTGCCACGATAACAGGCAATATTGTGTACAATTGCAAGCAGTATTTTGACTATGATTATCAAGCTCATAGGGTTGGTTGCAATTCGCCATATTACATAAAAGAATCATCAAGCAAGGTAGGTTACATCCTTGGAGATGTAATAGCAATAGAACCACAACTTGTTTCAAGTAGGGGTATAATTGCAAGGCAAATAGGCTAACCCCTATTTTTGATGGGCATAGGGGTAAAACGAACTGGGCAAAAACTTTTAAGGGGTTTATTATGCGTACTATTAGCGAAGATAAGTTTGATTCGATGTTTACTATGGTTGAGAATCATATTGATGATAATGCATCACTTAATGGGTGTATGTTTGAGACATATGGCGAAGAGGTTGAATATGTATCATCAATGGAAAAAACTAATAGGGTTTGGACT